AACGCAGAAGCAAGATGGCCGAAGACCACCACGATGGAGCACCTCGATGAGATGCGGTTCGGGACGAGCGGCGCGATCCTGCGCTACGGCGAGCAGATCCTTGTCGTCGGGATGGAATGCTGGGGATTCCACGCAGCCGTCTACGAGATGGTTGAAACGCCGGAGGAGACGGGACTGGCAGACATTGAATGCCGCCTGAACCTCGTCGAAGCCGCCACGGAGCTTTTTGAGGACGGCGGGCACGCGATGGCATGGTGCATGAAGCGCATCTAAGCCACGCCGAACAACAAAACAGCCCTTCGGGGCTGCTTCTCGTATTGCCGCTATTGAGCGGCTTTTTTGATGGGGGTGATCGCTTGCGGAAACTGACGGATTACAAGCCGACGAGGTTCATGGCAGAGGACGCACACTATGACAAAGCCGCTGCGGACTATGCCGTCGGCTTCATCGAGTGCCTGTGCCATACGAAGGGGACGTGGGCAGGAAAGCCCTTCGAGCTGATCGACTGGCAGGAGCGCATTATCCGAGACATTTTCGGAATTTTGAAGCCGAACGGCTATCGGCAGTTCAACACGGCGTATGTGGAGATTCCCAAGAAACAGGGAAAACAGCTGGCTCTCGATACGAAAATCCCTACCCCGAGTGGATTTACCACGATGGGTGATATTCGCGTGGGAGATACCGTTTTTGATGAAAACGGACAGCCCTGTCGTGTTGTCGCCAAAAGCGATGTGGATGATACGGAGCAAGCCTATCGGCTGACTTTTCGTGACGGCTCGTCCATCGTCGCAGGGGAACGGCATCTCTGGAATGTGGATTACATCATCGGGAAGCCGCAATCTGTGCTTTGGACAACAGGTGATATTTATCGCCGAACGATGAGGTACAGAGAAAAATATCGGGATAACGAGAAGGAGGCGCGCCGTTCCATTATCCGAATCCCTGTGGCAAAATCGCTGAATCTCGCAGAGTGTGATCTTCCTGTTGATCCGTATCTTTACGGATACTGGATCGGCAACGGATGTGCCACAAAGCCCGAAATTACTATCTGCGATAAGGACGTACAGGCGGTCACACAGAATGTGCCGTATGCTCCATACAACAGCATTCCTCAGCCGGGAAGTGTGCGCGTGTACTATGAGGAACTAAAGAGCATCCTCGTTCCGACATTCCGAGATAAGGTTATCCCAGTCGCATATCTAAGAGCCTCGGAGCGTCAGCGTTGGGAACTCTTGCAAGGTCTGATGGATTCTGACGGGTGCATCGGGAATCGGAAGGCGCAGAGCGTCTACGTCAGCACCATCAAACAGCTTGCCGAATCGGTACGCGAACTCTTGTGGAGTCTCGGCATCAAGAATGCCATGACAGAAGCACCGTCTACGCGATGCGGAAAGCCGACAGGGGAAACCCTCTACATCATACGGTTCACTACATTTGACGATCAACCAACATCAAAACTGCATCGGAAAATCTGCCGGAAACGGGAGCGGGTTAAAGAAACTCGCTCCTGTTTTCATTATCTGGCAGACATCGTGTCGCTCTCAGAGCGAGTCCCCATGCAGTGCATTCAAGTGGATAGTGCAAGTCACTGCTATCTGGTAGGGGAATCCTTCGTGCCAACGCACAACAGCGAACTCGCCGCCGCTGTCGCACTCCTCCTTTGTTGCGGCGATGGGGAGGAGCGAGCCGAGGTGTATGGCTGTGCTGCCGATCGTCAACAGGCGAGCATCGTGTTCGAGGTCGCAGCAGACATGGTGCGTATGTGTCCCGCCCTCAGCAAGCGAGTGAAGATCCTTGCCTCCCAGAAGCGGATGGTATATCTGCCGACGAACAGCTTCTATCAGGTGCTTTCGGCAGAGGCATATTCAAAGCACGGCTTCAACATTCACGGCGTGGTATTTGATGAGCTGCACACGCAGCCGAACCGCAAGCTCTTTGACGTTATGACGAAAGGCTCCGGCGATGCGCGAATGCAGCCGCTCTACTTCCTCATCACGACGGCGGGGACAGATACACAGTCCATCTGTTACGAGACGCATCAGAAGGCGAAGGACATCTTAGAGGGACGAAAAATCGACCAGACATTCTATCCTGTCATCTATGGCGCGAAGGAAGATGAGGATTGGACAGATCCGGAGGTATGGAAGCGGTCGAATCCGTCGCTCGGTATCACGGTAGGCATCGACAAGGTGCAGGCGGCATGTGACTCCGCACGGCAGAACCCCGCTGAGGAGAACAGCTTCCGTCAGCTTCGCCTGAACCAATGGGTCAAGCAGTCCGTACGCTGGATGCCGATGGATAAGTGGGATGCGTGCACCGCGACTGTGGATGCCGAAGCCTTGAAGGGGTGCGTCTGCTACGGCGGTCTTGACCTCTCGTCGACAATAGATGTCACGGCATTCGTGCTCGTATTTCCTCCGACGGATGAAGATGAGTCTTTTGCTGTGCTTCCATATTTCTGGATTCCAGAGGAAAATCTGGAACTTCGCGTGCGCCGTGACCATGTGCCCTATGACGTATGGCAGAAGCAGGGGTTTCTCATGACTACGGAGGGCAATGTCGTGCATTACGGCTTCATCGAGAAATTCATCGAAGAACTGGGCGAGAAGTACAACATCCGCGAGATTGCTTTTGACCGTTGGGGAGCGGTGCAGATGGTGCAGAACCTCGAAGGAATGGGATTCACCGTCGTCCCGTTCGGACAGGGCTTCAAGGATATGAGTCCGCCGACGAAGGAACTGATGAAGCTGACGCTGGAAAAGAAAATAGCGCACGGCGGGCATCCCGTCCTGCGCTGGATGGCAGACAACATCTTCATTCGCACCGATCCTGCGGGCAACATCAAGGCAGATAAGGAGAAATCCACAGAGAAGATCGACGGTGTAATTGCGCTTATCATGGCGCTCGACCGTGCGATCCGCTGCGGCAATGATGCAGCCGCATCTGTTTATGATGAGCGGGGGATTTTGGTGTTTTAGGGGATTGTATACTCACATAAGGCCTTGCTATTTCTCGGATAGTACGGGAATATACACATGCCGAAAGGGAAAACTGAAGAAACAAGAAACGGAGGAAAAGAAAATGACGAAGAAGGAAATTGCCGAGATCATCGAGAGCAAGGCCGCCGAGTACGGATTCACGATGCAGGAAAACACGATGGGCTGGGCAAACGAGAGCGACCGCGACACCTGCATCCGCATCGAGATTCGCAAAGAAACGGATTACGAGAAGACGGATTGGGAAGCCCGCAAGGTTTTCCGAGACATCAAAGCCAACGCCAGCATTTGCCAGATGGGCGGAAACCCCACGCCGGAGGAACTTTTGAAAGCCGCCGACGAGATCGCGCGGGGCGCGAAATTCACCGCTGAAATCAACGGCATGGAGCTTTCCTGCATCGAAACCTTCTAAGCCGAAACTACGGAGCACCGCTCGAAAGGGCGGTGCTCTTGCTCTCATCATCTTCTGTGGCAAGATTTTTTCATACCGTTTTAGAAATGGAGGTTTCCATGAACCTATTCAACAAACTCTTTCGTTCGCGGGACAAGCCCAGAGACCATCTCGGAGGCTTGTCCTTTTTATTCGGGCAGACGGCGGCGGGCAAGGCGGTCAACGAGCGGACGGCGATGCAGACGACGGCAGTTTACGCCTGTGTGCGCATCCTCGCCGAATCCATCGCGTGTTTGCCGCTTGCCGTCTATCGCCGATGGGAAGGCGGCAAGGAAATCGCATACGAGCATCCGCTGTATTTCCTGCTCCACGACGCGCCGAATGCGGAGATGACGAGTTTTGTGCTGCGCGAAACGCTCATGGCTCATCTCCTCCTGTGGGGAAATGCCTACGCTCAGATTTTGCGCGATGGCAGGGGAAATGTCCTCGGACTCTATCCGTTGCTTCCAGATAAGATGGAAGTGAGCCGCGACAGCCGCACAGGCGAAATCTACTACACCTACACCAGAAGCACGGAAGAAAATCCGAATTTCAAGGAAAAGGGACAGATTCGTCTGCGGCGTGAAGATGTCCTGCACATCCCTGGTCTCGGCTTCGACGGTCTTGTCGGCTACTCGCCCATCGCCATGGCGAAGAACGCCATCGGCATCGCGCTTGCGACGGAGGAATACGGAGCGGCATTCTTCAAGAATGGTGCGCGTCCAGGCGGTGTCTTGGAGCATCCGGGCGTATTGAAAGACCCGTCGAAGCTGCGCGAAAGCTGGCACGCCGTTTACGGCGGCACGATGAACACAGGCCGGCTCGCCGCTCTTGGGGGGGGGGGGAAGTACCCGCACA